ACGCGACGGCGAATAATCATCGCTCCTGTGCCGCCCGCACCGCCTTCGTTCCAACCCTTTTTGAGCGTTCCAGGCTCCGGCGTAATCATCTGGCCGTCTTCCCAGCGCCCGAAGCACAGAGCGGTAAACAGCTTAGGACTCCAGACCCAATACGGAAGAATCAGAATGTCGCAGTCGTCGGGCATGGTCAGCACAGCGTCGAGCCAGTCCATCGGCGGAACGATGTCGTTATCAAACATGACTAAGAAATTCGCGTTGGACGGCAGGAAGTTTTCTTCCGCTGCGACGTTGCGCGCTGCGTCCACTGGATGAATCGCGTGGATAGGCGTGTACGTCATTCTGATGCGCGGGTCAAACCCAGCCTTCATGATAGCGGCGACCAAATGCGGGTGCAGCCAATCGCGGCGCTCATCGCCTGAGAGGGCAGCTATCATGACATGCGGTAGTTTAGGAACGATGCCAGGTGCGATGCGATTTGTTGGTCGGAAGAAGGCTTGTTTATGTTTTGTCATATCTTCGCCAAATCCACGGTATGAAAATGGTTACACGGGAACCCGCCATGCACGCCAACCTTGATCCCCGCGTCCACCGCTTTTTTAGAAAGCATGGTGTCTTCCGACATTTCCCACTCGCGGGTTAATGGATTGATTTTGTACTCAAACCAAGGCCGTTCGATCTTCTCGAACACTGAACGATGAATGAAACGAACACCGCCACCGGGCCATGCCGCAAGCATCTTCGGCGCAAGCGGACGAGTGTGTAAAAAGTTAATGCTGTTCCAAACTTTCTTTCCCTTGCCGCGATATACCGGCGTCGGCAATCCGATAATTTTGTATCCAGCATGCTCACCTTCGTCCAAGGCCGACAAAAAGTTCTCGGGGGGAACCGTATCGTTGTCGATCAGACAGAACCACTCCGCTTCGGTTCTCAAACACTCCTCAATTGCTTTATTGCACGCGAAATCGAAAGGACGAACATTATCACTAAAATGAAATGCTAAAGGGCGCTGGGCCGCCTGTATCGCTTGGATAGAACGCATCATAATGCCAGAATGGATCCACCCGTCACGCTCTCCCATTACGAAGATAATTATCATCACCGGTGATTTCAAAATTGTGTCCTTATTTCTTGCGGATTCCGTTCAACCCACTTGGCTTGTATTCCGCGTCTCCAGCATCGGCCTTACGTTTTTCGGAAAGCATGATCGCTATGGCCTGCGGGCGGCTTGTGACTTGCGGGCCGGACTTACTTCCACTGCGCAGATCGTGATTCTTGAATTTGGATAGAACTTCGTTATACGGCATTATTCCCCGCAATCCGGTGATAGATCATGATGAGTGCCCACAAAAAGAAAGCGTAGGGTTCAAGCCACAAACCAAAGAAAAGGAATCCGTCGCCTAAGGAATAAATTGCGTCGCGTGCGTCAAAGATGTCACACAAAAATTTCAGCCGCGTTTGGGAGTCCATGACCGCATGAATGTCATCAGGAACATGACTTGCCTTGGCTTGATTAACCAACACAGGCATAGTGTCGTGATTGGCGATTACAGCAGCCTGATTTAGCGCGATGCCAGCGTATTGAAAAGCGAAAGGCAGCAAGAGAAGCCACAACAGAAGATCACGACACAGTTTCAACATCATTGGGTTCCTTCTCGTGTTGCGATAATTTTTTCTCGACGAGTCGATAAATGTCTGAAAGCCGGAAACTCTCGCGTCGCTCACGCGGCTCCGTTGTGTCATCCTTGCGCCGCTCGTTCATTTCTTGCGCTTAATTCCAGCGATTCCGGTGTTGTCCTTGTGAATATCGCCAGCTATCAACCGCTCGCCAAGCTCGCCTCGCCCACGAATGGACGGATCGCTCGAATGAGCATCGTGCTCGGCTTGCTGCAATTTGCTGCGCCCGCTTTCTTTGGCTTCGCGCGTTAAGGCGCCCGGATGTTTTATAGATGATTTTAAAAAGTTACTCATGGAACGTCTCCTACAGACGTTAGTTTACGACGTTTGTTGCAGACGACGCAAGAGAAAAGTGCCAGCGTCTTCAGGAGGTTTTACAAACGTGCAACACCCGCGCTCGGGGTCTATCTGAACGCCTTGTTTGGAACGCAGCGTTTTTAGCTCTGGATCGTTAAGCACGTCTGGGTGCTGACAGAAGCCGTTGGTTTGATGAACACAGTCCGCGCAGTGATAAGGCCCATGATTGTCATAACCAGATTTCTTGGTTCCTACGGGCGCATTCTGGTTCACTGCCCACCGCCGGGGATGTCAATGCGTCGCGGGGAACCGGGAGGCGTGATTGAGGCGGGCGTTTGATTCTGCGCTGCGACCGACGCTTGCACCCCTTGGTCCGCAATGTCGGGTAATTGATTTGCATCGGGTGCTGGCTGTTTCCCGGTTCCGTCTGGATTCAATCGCGGGTCTGGGCCTTGCGCGCCGTTTGGAACGCCACCGTTTTGCATAGCAGCGGCTTGTTGGGCCGCTACCTGTGCGTCGCCGGACGGAACCTCTTCCAGTGCTGGCACGTCAGGATCGAGACCCGCCTGCGTAAGCATAACGCGCCGCATTACGATGTCGTGGACGGTATTCTCAATGTGCCCGTACCAAATTTGTTGGCGCTCGGGCGAAAGTTCACGGAACTCGTCGGTCTTCGCGAGGTCGGTGTGTTCCGATAAGTGAACGGTCGAGTTATCCACAAACGAACGCACTTGCGGGATGAAGGACATATCAGTCATAAACCGGTCCTGTTCCTTCGCCGCATCCTCAATATCAATATTCAACGAGCCTTTAAGATCAAGCTCTCCGTACTTCTTCAAAACCTGAATCTGCATCTCGCCATCTTGAGGATTTACGATGCCGAGCTGAATCAACTGTGCGATAGCAGCGCGCTCCGTGGCGTTCGACTTCGGTGCCAGTCCGTTGTAGTCAATGATGAGGTTGACCGAGCCTTGCAAATCGGCCTTGGAAAACTTTTCAACCTGCCACTTGCGGTTTTTGCCCGCGATGATGCGCATCCGCGTGTCGTCCCAATTCGCACGGACGATTTCGAGCGACATCTTATCGAACTCGCGCCACCCAAGTGCCCAATTCGTGCGCAGAGTGGAGAGAGCCTTATTGCCTTGTTCGCCGAGGTAGGCGAGAGCTGAAGCCGCAGTCACGCCCGGAGGAGCGTTGCCGCCTTGAAGGAAGAAGGTTCCGCTGATACGCTCAATCGCGTCGTCGATAACCTTGAGCATGGAGACCATTGCGCCAAGGTTATTCAAATCAGCGCTCATGCGCTCTGGCTTGGCGAATTGCGTGCCGCCAACCGAGACTGGATTGTAAGAAACTTGCTGGCCCGGTTCACCTGTCAGAATATCCACGCCGCAGCCTTTGGGCAGAAGCCAGATCGCGTTGCCCATGCGCTGAATGCTGAGACGAATGTTCGCTTCCACCATGTTCCGGAAGACCTGGAGCGGAACAACGTCATCGAGCGGAGACTTGTACCATAGGCGTCCCGGCAAACGAAGCGCGCCCCAATGAATCAAAGGAAGGAACTTCTGGCCCTGCTTTACCCCAGCCCCAAATTCCGAAGGAAGAGGACCAGCCTCGACAACTGTATTAGCAGCGTCACCCAGGCGAACCGCGCGCAATCCTTCAGGGAATTCTTCGGTCGGTAATTCATAAATTTCGTAAGCCGTGACCTTCGGTGCCTTTGAGTTCGGGCCGTTACTCATTACACCCGCGCCAACCGCAAAGCTGCTTGTGAGGTTTGAGATCAGATCCAAATAATATTGCGCAACGTCTTCCGTGCCACCGTCGGGCTGAATCGCGTCTTTGAAATCAGGCCAATGTTCCTTAGCCCAATCCAGTTCATAACGACGCTGCCGGACAAAGCGATTCCATTTGCGAATGTTCGTGATCCGATAGTCGCCGCGAATCTCGAAGGGCGAAGCAATATCCAATTGCAACGCGCCGATGGGATATTGTTTGACGAGAGGATTGCCAGCCTCGTCCATCGCGGGCGTCATATTACTCGATCCGCACAGAGGACAAGTACCGTCCGTTATTTCGTCGGGGGAAATTTGTTCGCCGCACTCGCAATCTTGAATCGGCTGAGAGGCCATCCCATAACTCTCGTCCATGTCATAATGCGGGATGCCGAAGACGTTGCCAGTCGCAATTAGCCAGCTCGCCAGATCGACGGACTTTTCATCGACCAATGCTTCGGTGTAGAAAACTTCGCGGATACGCTCGCCCACTTCCGCTGTGCCGATGTCGGCTTCGTCGTCAGTCGCGGGGAGATAGCTGATTGGAACCCGTCCACCCTGAATGAGCTGGGTCACGAGGTCGTTGAACTTCTCGCCAAATTTGTTGGTCTGAGCGCGCGGGAACCACTCGGGGAGGTCGCGCTTAGTCCACCGACCGTTTGCTTTCTTGAGCCACTGCGCCCCGGCGATGAAAAATATATTGCGTGCCCATTCGGACTCGAACAGGGAGCGCGAGAATTTGTCGTTCGACAAGATTTTGTCGATGCGTTCCGAGATCAGGGTCAGGTCGGAATACGGGTCTTGCTCTTGATCCTGCGTGTTGTCTAACTCTTCCGCCATATTAGTTCATCAAACCGTCGGGCATCGTCAAGCCCTCTTCGGCCAATTCTTCCATTTGCTCGCCATAAATCTCGGCGAGTTGTTTCATGTGTTCATCGACCGCAATTTTCGTTTCGGCGGCTTTTGCCTTTTGTTCGGTCAGCACAGTGGTGGAGGTTGCGGGCAGCCCACTTTGCTGAAGTAGGGCATCGGTTGTGCGGTCGGCCCTTTCGCGTTCTGAGTCGATGCGCTCACGCTCGTGCTCAATCAGACGCTCGCATTTCGCGACGTATTCCGTCAGGCGCGCAATTTCTTTCTCCTGTGCGGATATGCGAAGGTTGTAGGCCGTGTGCTCAAGCTCCAACTCCCGCGTTCGCACAAGCCGCCAGCCAAACATTAAAATTCCTCGCGCACAGTAAAATCGTACCGCTTGGACGTGAACGGATTATGTGAAGATTCTTCCGAATCCATGTCACGAAGCGGTGTCTTCATTTTACCTGATAACGTCGCCAAACGTCGGTCGCGCTCACGCCACTCACGCGCGGAGGCCGGGTCGAGCTTTTCCATCTCGAAATATTTGTCTTCTACGACCGATTCCTTGGACGCTTCGGGGCGGGTCATGCACACGTAGCGTAGGCAATCGATACAATCAAAACGAAGCGTCGATGTTTTCCACATCGTATCGGGCTTATCGGGGTGCCACTTTGCAAGGTCGAATTCCTTACGGACAACGGTGTCCGTTTTGAAAAAGAAGATTTGCGGTGAGCCGAGATCCTTGAACTTTTCGTATTTGTGGACGGGCTGATTTTCGGCATACCAACGGGGCAGCCTACGGCTCTTTTGTATATGAAGGTAGCCTTCGAGTCGCAGAAGGCCGGGGTTGATTTCTTTGTTGGCGGTCTGGCAATAGATGCCGTAATCGCTGAGTTCAACCCGCACAGGCAGATTTTCAGGGTCGATCACGTTGATCGTGCGGTTTTCGTTGTATGGCGTTTGGAGCTTAGTCCAGTTGGCGACTTCGCGAACGCGGCCCGTGCGCTCGTGGAATCCGTTGGTCACGATCAGGTTGCCTTGCTCGTCAACGTAGGTAGGCTGGACACACCACGGAGAATCGCCGCCCACGTCGATGCCAGTAATGCAGGACCAGTGCCGCGGAATAGGGAAGGGTTCGATGTTGTGAACGGACGCAATGGTGTCGTCGTGCAGACCAGCTTCGTAGTCCGTGAACATCTTGCCCTTGAAATCGTCGAATTGCGAATAGACGAAACGGTCAATCCAGGCTTGACCATATTTATCGAGCAAGCTATCGAAGAACTTGTCCTCGACGAAACCATCGTTGCTGATGCGGTTCTCTTCCGAGTTGACCACGAAGCCGGCGGTGTCCTTGTCGATCAGGAGGTGCTGATAGTATTTACCGTCGATGGGCAGAGCGCGGTTGTTTTCGTCGCGGGGCCACGGGCGCACGCTTTTGAA